GTTTATATTTTTGCGGTTGCTGCGGTCCCGGCTTATCGGGAGTGTACCCTACCATTATTCTACGTGCCTCCATGTCCGCTTCTGAACTACGTCGTAAACGGTTCCCACGCTAACGCCATAGGACTGCGCCATTTCGCGGTATGTTAACTTGCCGATAAAGCCCCGGATCTCTCGCACGGCCTGTTCGTTTAAAACCGCACAGCAGTGCTCCTCTCCGCGAGCGACGCATTCAAGTGCGAGCTGTCTTTTCCGCTCGGTGCTAGGAAATCTACCCTTCATGACCGCATCGCGGGTATTCTCCGCGCACGTGCCCAAAAACAAGTGCTCAGGGTTTACGCATTTAGGATTGTCGCACTTATGACATACGAACAGATCGCCAGCGGCCCGCCCATTATGAATTTCCCATGACAGCCTATGCGCACGCGTCGCCTTAGTTTTGCCGTTAACCTTGTCAAATAGGCATCCGTATCCCATGGCATTCTTATTACCGGTCCATTCCCAGCATCCGCTTTCGCACTTGGATACGTGCCGCCAAAATCTCTTTTCTATGCTCTCTTTAGGTCGTCCCATACTCTAAGCTCCGTTAAAGCGACCAGCTGCCATCTGGTAATTGGTAAGGCCGCTGCGACTTTGCCCCGGTCAAGCTCCCTCGGTGGCTCCCGTGCCATCTGGACGCCGCAGAATCGAGCATTTCTTGCGCTTCCATTTTCTCCGTGTCGTGCTCCATTTTCTTCGCCCGGAGGTAGCGCCATTTAAATTCAGCGACCATGAGATCATCATCGAACAAACAGTAATCGCCATTTGCGGAAATACGCTCTGCATACGTGGTATAGGTGGAATCGACAAAGCAGTTTCGCGTTATGTACTCGAAAGAAAGATCGTAGGCGTCGCCCGGTATAGGGTCGATCTTAAACTGCCCTGCAGTTGACGCCGGGTTAAGGTCCGGGCCGAAGATTCGAAAGGCCGGCCGGGTTGTAACACCCTGAAGTCCGATCGTTCGGTCAGTCATGGCGGCATCGGATAAAGGCCCGATGACGCGGAGATTCGTGCCTTCGTCCCATTGGGTATCGGGTAAGGCAGAGTAATAATCAGCAGGAAGTGGGTACTGGTATCGGGCAGCAGTCGTCGTTATGGTGTGCTTCTTTTTAAGCTGATTGAAAGTGCGCTTGGCGCGAAGCATACGGCAAGCGGCGTAGAGAAGCGATTTGCACTGGCGCTGCAGTGGATCGGTGGTTGAGGTAAGCGCCGCGGGATAGGGCATCCCAAGCTCATCAAGCGCATCTTGTACTATGGCGAGTACGTTCATCATTGGTTCAAATAGCCCCCCGCCTCGTAAGCCAAAATAAAGCCGTTAAGCTCCAGCGCGTAACCGTCGCCGAATTGGCAGTTATATTTCAGAGAAAAAGCAGTGCCCTGTGCGCGAAGGTCGCAGGGAAGTGAGTAATTAACCGTGCCGTCTGCGGTTACATCGCGCAAAAGCATCTCGTAGGTGCTTGCCGTGTCGTCAAAGTCTGAATCGATGCCTATTTGCATCGAGCGGTGTGACTGATCGTGCCCGGTGTCTTGTGTGAGCTTGAAGAACGCCTTTCCCGCCACCACCTGCTTTGCGTGCGCCATATCGTCAAGAAACGAAAACGCATGTCGGCAAACTGACTTGATTCTCAGGTCGCTACCAAGCGGGTCAAAGTCAGTTGTTACCCCCGCGTCCGGAGTCTCAAGCTTGATTATGGTGTTTGCCCCGCCCCGCCCGAAGAGATACCCCATCGGCGCGATCATCCTATCCGACCACCCAGGCGTTGAGCCTGGCGTACCCTCGCTCCCAGTGTAGTCTACAAACTTGCACCACGCCCCCGTGAGCGTGTTTTGCACCCAAGTGCCCCAGCCTATGGTATCCACGACAAACATCTTGTAGGTAGGCGCGTGGAGCGCATAAACGGGGTTTATGTTGATGCCCACAAGCTGTGAAAACGTCTTAAACCACGCGTCTGAAATCTTGTCGGATATTGCAGAGTAGCGATCTCCGTTTTTCGTGCCGGTCAAAAGAGCGTTCATCGGTATAATGCCCTCAACCGTCAAAATGAGCAGGTCCGAGCCCTTGAATGTGAAGCAGCGCGGCCCCAAGGGCGGCGAAACTTCGTAGCGCGCAACCAACTGCCAGGTAGAGGAGCCCGGATAGTCGCCTTCGAACACGAATACTTCGCCGAGGCTCGTGATAGCTACGAAAAGATTCTCGTTTGCGGCCCCGCCCTGCTTTGTCGTGCTGGCAACGGCGGTAATGTAGCCGCCCTTCCTCATGAAAAGCCCGATATTGTATTCCGTGAGCGTTCCGGTAATCGAATCAAGGCCGCCGTACCAGATTTTAGACGTCCCGAGCTCAACAAAGTAGAGCCGCCCCTTGTACACGTCCACCTGATACAAGTTGGACGTGGTTAGGCCGCTCCCGCTCCAGGCGGTTGTTGATGCGTTGCCGCTTGTGGTCACATCGAAAGGCGCCTGTGAAGATGTGCTGTTGCAGGCAAATATTCTGTTTTTGAAGACTGTCCAGTTGTACTGCGTAACGTCAAAAGTAACCGCGCCGCTCACGTCCGTGCCCGTATACGTGCCGATCAGCATTCGGGTGAGCTTCTGGACGCCTGCGCTATCATCGGTGTAGAGCGCGAAAATGTAATTGCCTAGATTAAAGAGCTGCAAAATGTCGTCGTTTGCATCGTCGGTTTCGAAAACCTTCGTTTGTCCGCCCCGAGGCTTTACGCTTGCGACGTCCGGAAAGAAGTTGATGAGAGACACGGCATCAGTTTCAGGCATGGAAGCGATCGGATCCCTTGCGTTCCACCCTCCAGTAGGCGCCGGGATGAACTTAAGTTGTGCAGCTCCTAGCTCCATAACTACGCCGTGAAAATCGCGACCCTCGCTGAAATATAAACGCCCGCCCCCGCCCCAACGTCACAGTAAAGCCCCGTGCCCGCGGTGGTGTCGCACCATCCGTACTTGTTCGCGTCGAGAATGACATTAGGAGTCGCGACGTTGTTAGCCGGGACATCTATAACGATCATCCCCGCACCGCCGCTTCCGTCTTTCAGCGTCAAGTACGTGGCCGCGGCCGCCTGGGATGCGACAATTAAGCTAAATAGCCTTACCCTCTTTCCACTCACGCCAGCCGCTAAAAGCTGATTAGCCGAGCCGCCCGCAAGAGTCGCCTGCACGTTTTGAGGCACAACAGGCACACCCCCCTTCTCAATGAAGAGATCTGCCAGGCGCTCTATGGGAAAGACTATCGTGCTAGGCATTACTTCTTAATCCATCCGTCTTGAAGCTCTTTTAACTGCTTTCCAAGGTCCAAGATCATCTGATCGCGTTGCTGAAACGCTGCGGAAAGTTCCGCCCGCGTTATCTCGCCCTGAGGCTTTCCAATCTGAAAGCTCCCGGCGCATCCGGTAACGAATAAGCAAATGAGAATAAGACTTTTCATGTTTCCACCTATGTTGACGAGTTAGTCGTTGTGCAAAAATACTTCGTCGCTGCCGTCTTAAAGCAGCACGCAATCTGATTGTTCGCCGCCGTAATCGTCGCCGGATTTCCAGCGCCGAGCGCATTAATTTGATCGCTTGCGGTAGGCGGGTAGAGCTTCAAATTGTTTGCGCCGCCGTTACGCACGCAGATTTGAAAGCCGTTTATCGTGCTTGGCGTAGAGTTCGCATCAGACGGATCGAAAAGTTTGACGCCAGTGTTAGCGCCCGTGGTGCTTACGTTGTTCCAGGTCGCCGTGAGCTGCAGCGCGTCAGTGATAGTCGTTCCAGCTGCCGTAAGAGCGTCACCAGCCGGCGAAGCATGAACTGTCCGCGCGCGCGTAAGAACTACGGAACCGCCGTAAGTCGCACCCTGCACGAGATTGCCATAGCCGCTATTCTGCCGAGGCTCAAAGCGGAAAGTTTCATTCGCTAAGGGCCGCATCGAGATGGCGCCATTTGGAAATGCATTCCCGGAGGTATAAAATATACCATCCGTGGAATCGTGCTTCATGGCGAGGTTTTCCTCGTCATTGTTGTCGCGCACCTCAAAATATGCAGGCGTCGAGCCCGAAAGGTGCCGCACCGATACGGAAGGAGCCCAGATTTCCAGAAGGCCGGCGTTAGTGAAAAGTCCCGCGCCGTACTGATAAAAGCCGATTTCAAACTGCTTGCCAGCAATCGTATCATTCAAGCGAATCGCGCCGCGGCCTGCTTCGATGCCCGAGAAGCCCGTAAGGGTTTGCTTATTTCGCATCTCTACAAGGCTTTCCATGCCGCTATTTTCGCGCCCGAAGCGCGCAACGGTGGTGGCCGAGCCTAGGCTTTTAACATCGAGTGTCGTAGCCGAGCCGGACGCGGCAAGGGTGTACGGCGCGCCGTAATACTTCTTTGTGCCGTCGCCTATCGACTCGCCTATGTAGCTTGCGACTTCAGGCGGTACGCCGATGCCGACAAGATAGGAAGTGTTATCCGCAGCCGCTACGGTTGCGAAGAGAAAGCCGAATGCAATAAGTGCAAGTTTCATATCGTCACCAAAGTTGCAGGGGCAGTAGCCCCGCTAGTGTTTGCGTCAAGCGTTCCGTTGTAGCTCGGATTCTTGAGAACGATCTTCCCGCCGCCTACCTGAGTTCCGTAGAGAATCCCGGTAACAGAGCCGGTGTAGGTGCCGCTTTTCTCGTGGATATTGTCATCAAGCGAGATGTTTTTGACCCAGTGTACTTTTACCTGGTTAAGGTCGCCGCTCGCGCCGCCAACCGCCTTAAATACGTTGTTCCGTATCGTAACGCCCAAGGTGTTAGTGTCGTTCGGCTCCGTCTGCGCCTCGCCGTTGAATCCCGTGCGGATGTAATATCCGGTCGAAGGTCCGCCAACCTGGCCGCCGCCCGCTTCGAAGGAATTACCCTCGATTAATATTCCTTCGCCGCCATACATGCAGATTGCGCAAGCGGTCTGCCCGGCCACTATTCGCCCGTAGTCGTAGCCTGCGAACTCGGAATCGCGAATCTGAAAAAGGACTTGCTTTGAAAGGTAAACTCCATATTTTCCGTTTTCGTTCATGATTGTGGAAACGATGTGCCCCATGTCGTTACCGCCATTCGTGGAATCAAGCTTTATTCCGCCGCCTTTATTCACCCGCACAACAGATCGCGTTATGTAAACGCTCTGCCCGGTGCCGTTCGGATCCTTTCTAAACACCATGCCGATACCGCCGCAGTCTTCCACGCGAACGTGGTCAGCGTAAAAGCCGAAGGGTATCTCCACATGGATACCGTCACCGCTCGAGCTGTTGCCCGTTAGGTAGAGATCGCTTACCCCGCAGTATCGCACGGAGTCATCTGAAACCGTGCCCGGGTCCGCGTATGAAAGAATATGCGAGCCGTCCGTCGCGGCCTGGTGGATGCGCGACGCGTTCATGCCCGCGCCGAGGAGGTTTATGTAGCTTGTAAGAGTAAGGGCGCTTGTTATTTTATAAACGCCCGGAGGAAAGCAAACGGTGCCGCCTCTGGAATCAAGCGAGTCTATCGTGTCTTGGATCGCGGTGGTGTCATCGTGCGAGCCGTCACCCTTGGCCCCAAAGTATTGAGGTATCGCGTATGCGGGAGATACAAGCTCAGCAAGCTCCGGAGGCATTCCGAGCGCTATCAAGTCCGAGAGTATCTTCATACGCTTTCAATGCGGCGGGCTGTACAAGCCCCGCCGCGATTTACTAGGCCGCTTCGTGGAATATGATCCAGTTGTAAGCGCCGGTGTCTGCGGCTTCACCCGTCACACTGAAGCTCACGCCGTCGCTGATCGCGCTCACCCATGCATTCACCGCGCCGGTCTCTGCGCTTGTGCGCTGAAGGAAGATGCGCGAGCCGGTCTTGGCGCAAGTCGTGCTTGTGACAACAGGAGTTGCGCCCGTTGCGGTGAGGGTTCCGCTGCACGCAGAGCCCGCCGTTGCTTCCTGGATAGCGATAGTCGCGCCCGCAGCAGTGGCCGCCAGATCGCCGCTAGTCGCGGTCATGGTCCATTTTGTGGTGCTCCCTTCGCGGAAGAGAAGCGACTGCCCGGTCGGGTAGTTGATGTACAAGCCGTTTGACACGATAAAAGACGCGTCATTAGTCGCGTCGGTCATGTAGAAATTCTTGAAGCCCGCGGAGGAGCTGCCGAGATTCGCCGTTGCGTTGTCGCCGTCCGTAGCCGGGAGAAGCCCCGCGCCGGTCACCCGCATAATCGCAGTGCCGCCAATTGCGAAGTTCAAGGTGGCGTTGGCATTCAAACGGGTCGCGTCGGTGGTGTCCACCCGAAGAACATCGACATTCGCGCTTCCGGCGTTGTTCCGAAACTTCAGGTAGGTGTTGTTCTTGTAGATGATGCCGCTAGAAAGGATAGTTTCCAGCGTTTCAGCGACTTCAGGCCGCACACCTAAGCTAATAAGGTCGCTCGTGTCAGTCTGCGCCCTGGCAATATTCGCCCATACAAGCGCGGCGGTAATAAGCATCAAAATCTTTTTCATGGTTTTCCCCTTTTGTTACTCTTGATCTTCTTTCTTGGGCCGGCCACGCTTACGCTCGGGCTCCGAGGTATCTACAAGCGCTTGCACCTGCGCCTGTAGTTGCTCGATTAATCGGGCTTGCTTCTCGCGCTCCTGTTGCAGCGCTAGGATCTCTGCCGCTTGCTTATCAGACTCGACTCGGTTTTCTTTCCCGTTTACAAACAAGATCGCCCGCTCAAAATGCTCGCGGTATTCCTGCGGGAACTTCCCTTCCACTTTCGCCCGAGGCATCGCAGCAAACTGCTCAACCGAAAACACGTTATTGGCGTTAAGGGTTGCAATCTCGGCATCCGACAGCACGCCCCACTTGGAAAGTGACGTCCCGGGAGCGGAAAGTCCTTTCTTGAAGCGCTCATAGGCTTCGGCGTACTTGCCCGAGGCTTCCTTGCTGTAAGGGTCAATAAACAAAAGATGCGGCGCATCCTGGCAGATAAGGTGCACGCGCTCGGTAGGTTTGCACTTGGAGTCCGTGAGCCATTCGATCATCTCAACTTCGTCGAATTTCTCGTAGTGAGCCGCTTTTGATGCCGCGGCGTTGTATTCGGGGAGCACGAAGAAGCGAAAGGCTACCCCGTTATCGTGTCCGGATATAAACCGGGAAACGCCAGATTCGATCTCTGACTGTCTGACATTAAGTTTGGCAAGAGCTGCCTGTGCCACGTCGGGCAAAGCAAAGTTATCGAGTATCCCGTTTAGCATGTTCTCCTCATAAAAGCGGGAGCGGGATCCGAAGACCCCGCCCCCTTAAACCGAACTAGGCAAGCTCGTGCGAGCATTCCTTCGCAGCGAAGGCCGTAGTGGCAACCACTCCGCCAGCGGCGGCAGTGAACTTCAGGCCCTTGATCACCTTGCCGGTGTCGTCGCCGTCATCCACTTTGCCAGCCGTGCCCGTGCTGTAGACACTGGCGTTATCCGCCGAGGCTGCAGCCGCTTCGATCTGCGCAAAAGCGCCGGCCGTCTGAATCCAGAAATACTTGTAGGTATATCCGGATGCAGGAGCCGAAGTAGTGAAGGCCGGAATACCAACCAAGGGGTGGATTTCGGTTTTCACTAAGCCAGTAGCAGAAACCTCATAGTCCTCGTTGATTCCGTACACGAGTCCCACGGTTTTTGCCGCTTGTGCTTTCACATAGCGATAAATAGACCCATCAGGCGCGACGTGCTTTGAGCCGACATCGCAGATCGGCACGTTGTCCTGTTGGGTGAGAATTGCGCTGATATATTGCTGAGTCATGGTGTGATCTCCTTTGTTAAAAATTAATCAAAACCAACCCAGCAAAGCTTGGCTAAGCCGCCGATCGTCATATTGCTCATGGTAAACATGAGCCTGGTGATCGCAGCTTGGTCAGCGCTCGGAACGGGCTCCAGCATGTCAAACTCGGCCTTGTTGTGGAAAACCAAGTTGACGCCACCGGGCTTAACGTTCAGAAGATAAGTACGAGTCGCAGTCATCGCGGTTGCGCCGGAGTAGTTAACTCCCGCCCCGAAGTACATCGGGATGCCGCGGTAGACGATGCGATCGAAACCAACCTTCGCGACGCTCGACTCGTTTACGATCTGCTGGATCGCCTGAGTCGCTTGGGTCAGATACTCAAAGTGGGTCTGGCCCAAGAAGCCAAGTTGAGCCTGGCTCTTTGAGTTGCGGGTCGTGCTGTTGATGCCCTTGTCCAAGAATCGCTTAACGTTTCCGGCATCGACTGCGCCATCGGCCCAGTCAACAGCGGTGTTAAACTTCTGGTTGCGGTACCAAGCGGCATTCGCAGTTGAGCGGTCAATTCCGCCTACAGTGCCGGAAGTAGGCGTGGTGCTCACAAGGAGCGCCAAGCCGCCAAGCTGCAAGCCCGCCGAGCCGGTACCATTGGACAGCATACCTTCGTGGAACTCGTTCATCATCGAGCCCTCAAGCGCTTCGTACTTCGCGCTCACGACGTCGATAAGCTTGGTGTCCGAGCCGCCGCTATTCTTGTACTGCTCAGCCAGGGTCCAGCTCACAGCGCCGAGTTGATACTTCCACTCGAACTCTGCCGCGTCCGCGACTTTCTGGTCAGTCAAGGCGACCGTGCCGCTCTCGCCAACCCATGAAACCGTTCCGTTTTGGCCCGAAAGAGCCTCTTCAACGATAGTGCGCCCGCCGTCCGCTCTCTTGATTCCGCCTTCTTTGTCCATCGCTTCATAAAGCGGATGAGCATCCTTGACGGCATCCTTGAGCTTTCGGGAGCGGAGTCTACCAGTGGTCGTTGCCAACTGGCCTAATCCGACATCTGCCATGTTTAAGTTCCTCGCCTAAGTTGTTCGAGCGCTAATTTGGTCGTTTCGCGCACGGAGTCCGGAATCTTGTCCGGCATCGTCATGCCTGAAACTTGCGGAGCGATTCGGCCTCTTACCGAAACTGCCGCGCTAAGCGCTCGTGATTGTGTTTGTGTGTCTTGAGGCGGAAGGCTTGGTTGATTTACCTGCGTAGAGGCGCCGGGGTGCTTGCCAGTCAGTGCCGAGTAGGCTCTTTTCAGAGCGTCCCCGTATGACAGGCCGGGCGTGTTTCCACGTAGGGCAGAAACCAGCGGTTTCACGCGTTCGAAAAAGCCGTCATCGTGCATTTCCGGGTAAAGGTAATGTCCGGTGGCGTCAGTTTCGTCGCGCACAGCGGCCATCTCGGCTGCTATGCTCTGAACAGTTTCGCTCAACTGCTTCGAGCGGATCTGTTCTCGCTCTGATTTTAAGGCGTTTAACTCTTCTCTCAAAGCAGATATTTCAGGGTGACTTGAGAGTGACTGCGGCGCCGCGGCGGGAGCTGCCCCGCTTGCGATAGCAGCCATCCGCCCCCAGTCGATACCAAGATCCTTCCCAAGTGAAAGAAAGGTTTGTTCTCGCGTCTCTTCGTTTAGAAGCTTTTCGTTCGCTGCAGCCAAGGCGGCAACGGCGGCCGGCACAGTAAAGCCACGCTCGGCCCAGCCCACGGCAAAAGGCTGAACGGCTTCAATTACCCCGCGCGCCTCGCCGGTAGCCTTTGAGTGCTCCTGAGCGCTCCGGGTTGTAACGGACTCAAGGTCTTTAATAGCCCTGTGCCATGCCTTCTTGAGTGGCATTGGGAGCTGATTAAAAAGCTCTTTTTCGGCAGCACGGAGCCTTTCCGGTGGAAACATCTCCGGATCGAATGGCTCTTTATCCTTCCTTACTTTGCCGGGCTTTCCTTCGGCTTTAACGGGTTGCGCTTGCGGCTTTTGACCTTCTTGCGTACTTGCATCCCCAGCAAGCTTCTTTTTTTCCTGCTCAAGGGCTCGCGCAACGGTATCTCGAACGCGCTCAAACTTAGGCTCGCTAGTTTCCTCACTTGTTACCTCTGCTGCTCCACCCTCAACTGTTTCAGGCGCTTCCGGCGCTGCCGTCTCAACTAGTGCATTCGCCTCTTGTAATCCTCCAGCGCTCTCTGCTCCCTCTTCGTGCATTCTTTTTCCCGCTCTGTTAGCGGAACGTTACCCCATCGGAGATCATTCAATGCCTTCGCGGCGTCTTCCCGTATTTGCCGCGGGTCGGGCTTGGGCGCTTCTGGTAGGCGCTCAAACACGCCCTTTTCCTTCACTACCATGCCGTGCTGCTTATAGTGCGCCATGAGTTTCGAGCGCGAAGTGAAGATAAGGCCCTCGTCGGTTGCGTGGCTCATAGTCGGTGGTATTTCGTCAGTCTGGATGTGCGGGACTTCGGCTTGAAGTTTCGGCGCTTCGGTAATCTTCACAAACTGGCGCGTGCCCTTAACGTACTTCCAGCGGCCCCGCTCAAACTTTTGCGGCAACTCGTATGCGCAAGGCTTTGCGCGCTCGGCCTGGCGCTTCGAGTACTCCTCTTTGGTTACGAGCTCGCGGGCTTCGCGGTCGTATACTTTGATCCATCTGCTCATATGTTCGCCAGCAGTTTTGATATAACCATCTCGTCTTCTTCCCGCTGCCTCTGC